AAAAATCATAGAACATAGAATTGAGTGCATCGGTGTCATCGCTGTATGGCATGAACATCTTAATAGGGGTTGTCTCAACGATTAGGTCTTGCCAAAACTGTCTATCCCAAATAAAATAATTAGCATTAAACCCTTGGTATTTTAAATTTCCAATTAAATTATATAAACTAATAATATCAAGATATGCTCGATACCTTTCGTTTTCATACTTATCTAGGTAGCTCTCCATAAACTTCTGTTCATCGCTACCTAAGAAAAATTCTAAATGAGGCTTACCGTAAGATTTTAATACATCATCCTGACACAAAGTTAAACCAGTTGGTTCGGTCATCTCGACGATTATGTAGGTAGAATCCTTGTCCACATCATTTTGATATAGATAGGTAGCAGCTTTTAAAAAGTTTTTTAGATTGCTCTGGGCTACTGATACGTTAATAATTTCAGCTTCTGGAAAATGTTTAGATAATTGTTTGACCCAAGAGTTTTTAGTTTCAAATTCAATTTGATGAGATATATTTTCGTTGTGTTTTTTATTCTGAACATGATCTGCATAAACTAAAAAATCCGACCTAACAGCAGCCATGATAGGATCCATATCGGCATAATTTGGAATTTTCGTATCGCTGTACAATTCAACCCCTGCCGAGTTGCATGACCCAAATATTATAAATTTTTTAATCATATAATTTTATTCAAGTATGCATCTAAGTTATTGATGCAGTTAATTTTATGATCTTTGAATATATTGTATTCAAGAACAATTTTGAATTCGTCCTCTACATCTCGCAGAACTGAAATCATAGAGAGGCTATCTAAATCTAGTTCTTCCCATGTGTTGTTAAGTTCTTGATCTTCTAATTTTCGACCAATCTCGTTTTCGAATATGATTTTTAGTTTTTGAAATCTTTCCATTAAAATTTCCTTTGATATCCTGCTAGGTTAAGCATGATTGAATATTGTTCGTAGGCTTTTCGGACTGCTTGATTGGTATACCTATAATGTGCTTCTTCACGTTCTTTGTCCATGAGTGTTTGAAACATGTCAATGGGCTTGTCGTGATGTGCAACATAGTTGAAGAACCTGCGTTCCATTTCGACTAGGGTGCGAAGTCTACCTTCTGGGATTTCTACTGTGTAGACCTTTTCAGTTTCGTATGTGACTGTATCTTTTTGAATTATATCTGCCCGCATCGGATCTGTAAAAAACCGGGGAGGATGGTACCGTGCCCTACGCTTGGAATCGTTGAGCACACGGACCTCATAGTTTTCGCAGAATTTATTAAGTTCATCCATTTTGTACTAGGCTTTCTGCTAGAGGAAATACTGTGGCAATAACTTTAGCACAGGCAACAGCTACTTCTTGATGTTCTTTCTGTGTGCCGTTTGCTGAACGCAGTTCAATAAAATGCACCCAACTACGCAATGTGCCATTCATATATAAACGACTTTCTGTAAGGCCTTCTGGCAGCACAGCTCGAGCCTGCTCCTTGGCTATGCCGTTAGCAATAGCCCATTCGTATTCTCGTTTAGCAGCGTAGATGACTCGTTGTTGAGCTCTGTACCATTCGTTTTGTAACAGTTGATCTTCGACTTCGACACTGTTCTGTCTGTTCTTTGGATCTTGTAGTCTTGCTTCTCTCGTAACAAAATTGAGATCTTTCGTTGGATCAGCATAGCGTTGAGAAAATTCTTGGAAACTGAAACTTCTGTGTCGCAAGATTTGTCGGGCAATGTCTCTTGTAGTTGTAATTTCGATACAGGCAGAGACCATTTCGAGTGGGCTCCAGTGTTGGTGTTTGACCAAGTATCGGATGAGTTTTTCTGATGTGTCTGTGTTAAGTTGGTTTGATGGGTTGCTGACACGGGCGCAATACGCAATGAGTTCCTGTGCATCTGCGATGCCAAGGTCTTCAAATTCCTGTGTGGGTTGGCTGTAACTGAGCAGTCGAACATTCATTATGCTTCCTTTAAAATCTTCATCAGCTTCTCTTTTTCGAGAAGGTCTCGTTCCATTTCTACATATTGCTCACGCAATTCTTTTAACTTTTCCCAGCGTTCTTCTAGTGCTGGATTAGGCTTTAGAATTCCTAAGCGTTCTTCAATCTTTGCTATAGCTTCGGTTAGACTCTTACCACCAATTTTAATATCCGCACCTTCCTTCATATTAAGGCCGTCTCCATCGATGTAAACTGTACTGCTACCGTTGGTCAATGTGGTATTATTCCAATTGTATGTACCAGCACCTGTGCTGTTAGAGTACTTGAAGGTAGGCGTAGTAGTAATAGTATAAGGTGATGTGATTGAATTACCAGACCATAAGGTATTATTGAGTGTGATGGTATCAGTTCCCATACTGCCGCCTATGTTGGTGGTACCAGGCACCGCACCATAGTTGGTATCTATGGTCACGGTGTCAGACGCCGCACCATAGATGCCGCCATCTATAGTCACGGTGTTTGAGTTGTAGTTAGGCTGTTGTTTTTGCTTCTTTGCGGGCATTTTTTTCTTCTGTGATTTCGTTGCGACGAGCTTTAACTGCCTTGCCTACTTCCTGAAGAGCCTTACGAGCACGAGTACCTGCTGCGTTATTGCCAGCTGCGAACTTAGCATCTTCTGCCAAGAATTCTTCCATTGCTGTTTTTAATTGTTCTACTGTGTTTGACATAATGTTTTCCTTAAGTTATGTTCTACTACTTATAATAGTAATTGGTGTGGTCGGTAGGATTCGAACCTACAAAGCGATGTCTAAGACGTTGCCCTTGCCCAAATGCGTTTCACAACGGACCGGAGGTATGCCATGTTCCACTCACGACCACTCATACAGTATATAACCGCAAACGCAAAAGGTCAAGACTTTTGTAGTTAAATACTGTCAGATTATGACGCAAGACTTCACAAAGATACCATTCCGGGATATCGTACGTTTTGGACAACGTACAATGTTGAGCCGTCCACTGTTTTCTATCAGTTGGATTTTGGGCCGCTTTTGTAATTATAACTGTTCATACTGTTGGCCATATGCTCGCAGCGACCGAATTGATCATCAACCGCTGGAAGTGTATAAGAATACCATAGATGAAATCAAACGACAGGCTCGTGAAAATGGGTTCAATGAATTCCATTGGAGTTTCAGTGGCGGCGAACCAACAGCATATAAACAATTACCAGAATTGGTAAAACATCTAGACGAGCTCGAAAGTACTTACCAAAGTATTCATATGACTACCAATTTGTCGCCGGGAAGCAAATGGTGGAACACTTGGTGTGCCAATACAGCATTGTTGCAACGCAGAAGTATCACTGCCAGTTTTCATGATGAGTTTGCCAAGGAGCAAGAGTTCGGCGACAAGTGTTTACAGTTACAATATGAACTAGTACACGTTACTATCAATCAAGTAATGGTGCCAGAAAAGTTTGATGAGTTGTATGCTCGTATGGAACGTTTTCATGCTCGCGGAATCAATGTAACACTAAAGCCTCAAAGCAATCCCACGGCGAGTGCGGTTGTGGACGGTTATACAGAAGATATGATACACAAGATGCAGACAGGATTTCCACAACGTGCAAATGGTGAAGACACTTATCAAATAGCCTTGTATGATGTAGATGGAAAGGAGTATCTATTTGATCAAGCAGAACGATTTAATGCATTTGGTTTTAATAAATTTAAAGATTGGAATTGCAATGCCGGTTATCAAAGTGTTATAATAAGAGGTAATGAAGTTAAGAGGAGTTATAGTTGTCATGATGCACCATTAGGCACCTTAACCGAGGGTTTTAAATTATTTTCTCAATCTCGATCGTGTATTACAGAAAGTTGTGTAAGTTCAGCAGATAGCAAAATACCTAAATGCAAATAAACACTGAACATTTACATCATTGGATGCAGGCTATCCGTCAAAGTCCAGATCCCATGCGGACCATGGATGCATTCTGGTCAGGCCAGCTTAAAAGTAAAGAGTGGTTGATTACAAATCTTCGTACCCATGTAAAGAAATTTGTTACAGTGGACATTCACGGTGGGTGGGTAGGTGTGTTAGCCAGTATGCTATTTCAAAGCGATGTTCCGATACTTAACATTCGTAGCATTGACATTGATCCTATCTGCAAACCTATTGCCATTAACATGAACAAGATTGAAGAAATGGTAGGAAAGTTTCATGCAGTTACCGCAGACATGTGTGAAATACGCAGCGATGCCGACGTTGTTATCAATACCAGCTGTGAACATATCACACAAGACCAATACGATCTATGGTTAAGTGGTATGCCTTATAGTAGTTTATTGATACTACAAAGCAACAACTATGATATTCCGGAACACGTTCGTACTGCCAACACTCTAGAACAGTTTAAAGAACAATGTCATTTAGAAGAAATATATTGGGCAGGTGAACTTGAATTACCTTTGTATACTCGATTTATGATAATCGGCAAGCAATTAAAGTAGATTAAGAAGATCCAGAGGATCTTTTGTAGGGTGTCTGGCTAACAAGTATCGCTGAGGCGGCGCATCGGGTAATGGTATGCTTTTGTTTTTCCATATGTCTCGGCGGATAACCTGATGTAGAAAATTTGTAATGCCGTCAGGTACAAAGTTGCACCACGGACCACTACGCAATTCTTCCATGTCGATGTTGGTTTCATCACACCAGTTGATCAAACGCAAACATTTATCTCCCATCTCGACCATCACATGATATATGTTGTTGTCTGCTTCGATGATTCTATTAAAAGGTATTTCTCGAACGTGGCACCATTGCTCAACGGCATTGTATAAATCACTGACTGTGGAGACTTCAGTGGTAGCATTTCTACCAATCTCGGCTCCTAGTCTGATTCTGAAAGTCTTAGGAGTCCAATCAGTGGTCCAAATTTCATTTAGTATGTAATCTAGTTCGTGGAATCCTACCATGGTGTATCCGATATATCCTATAGAAACATCTTCCTTCATCATGTTTTCTATGGCAGTGATTTGTTTTCTTCTCACAGTTTCATTGTTGATATAGTCAGGATGATTTAGTCCTATGTTGGCAGCATGCAGTCCGGCTTCTACACTACGTCTACAGAAATCGCTGTCGTTGAATCTAATGCCGTTGGTTAGTACACTAACATGAATATCTGGGTGAAGCCCTCGTATAGCAGCCACAGTTTCTGGAAAATCTCGTCTGAGAGTACTCTCTGCCCCAGCAAGTATGATACGATGTACACCGTCCGGATCACCCAATGGCATAGTTAGCACTTGTCTAATCAATTCTTCAATAGACGGATCTTTGACTTCATTGTCTGGCAAATGATAACAGTGAGGACATTCTAGATTGCATCTATCGCTGCCTTCTATAAGCACTCCGCCATTCATATTGTATTTGGGATTATCTTGTGTATAGTACAGCCCCGAGTAGAACTCATAATCATTTTCGATCAGGTGATGGCTAATGCCGTGAATAGCACAACTCTTTACCATGTAGACTTTGTTGTTTTTTTCATATCGCCATGCTGGAATATGCCTGTGACAATGATGACACAAGGACACAGTAGGCAGCAGATGTTTTCCTGCAATAGAGTCTAACATTCTGTTTATGTTAGA